GACCAGCTGCGTAGCTGTCAACTAAATCTCTAGGTAATCCGGCTTTCTCTAAAGCGTTATAAGTTTCCTCACTAAGTTGACCGTCGTTTTCAAAGAACTCTTTACTAGCTTCCGCAACCGCTTGGTATGCTTCACTAGTGTTCTCTTCAGTTTGTTCTTCTTGGTTCTCAGCTTTCTCTTCAACTTGTTCAGCTTCTGCTTGCTCTTCTTGAGGAGCTTGTCCAAGTTTCTTTTCCAGCTCGGAGTACGCTTGTGCCATGTCTTCCGCACTCTTGAACTTTTCGGGGAGCCATTGCGGGCGGTCGTTCTCTTCTTGCGGTAGTTCCGTTTCGGCTTGCTGCTCGGTGACTTCTGCGGGTTTCTCTTCGGGTTCGATTTCGCTTGGTGCTTTCTCATTGATTTCTACTCGGTGTAATTCAGCCATAGTTTGTTATTCCTCTTGAGGTGTTTCTTGTTGTTGTGCCATGTACTGCTCCTGTGCTGCGTTGATAGCTGGTCCTCCTAGTTTCTGAGCCATCTCCATCATCTGTTGCTGTTGCATAGCTTGTTGAATTTCTTCTTCTGTCTTGATCAGACCTTCAGTTTCAATACCTAGAGCAGTAGCACGACGCTTGAAGTAGTCACTTACATTTAAGTATTGAGTAACTGCTTGTGGTCCTACTACTTGGTTAGCACCTGCTAAGAACATATCCAATCTGTTAAGATCATTACCACGACCAAGTGCTTCAACACCAGTAACAATAGTAGGCTTAACAATATCTTTAGGTATCTTAGGTAGACGCTTGTTCTTAGACATCTTGTCCATCAAACGACTGACAATAGGAAGCTGTAGCTCTTGAGATAACAAAGAGTAGAGACCACCTAGAGCAGCTTCAAGCTCTTGACTTAACATGCGTATCTCTTCAGCGGTCACTCTCTCTGCATCTCTCACAACTCCCGATGTCAAAAGAAATGCCTGTGAGAGACGATCTGTTATACCGTTCATTGTGGCTTGTGCAGTACGGAAGTCATTAAACTTATTCAACTGCAACACAGATACATCTCCTTCACTGCCTTGTACAATCGCACCGTTAGGAGCTTCAGCTAATGTCCGTGCTCTTGTTGTACCATTCGGATTAACCATGAACAATACTTTAGCTGCTGCTGCACTACCTTCTACGATTGCTTTAGTCAGTGCTTCTAAACTCTTTAAGTCTCCGATATACTCTTCAACAAATCCCCTGCCGTAGTCCTCTCCATCAATCTGGGTGTAGCGTAACGGGAGCCACGGGGACTTATCAATCGGATACTCACCCACACTTTCTTCGATGAGCATTCCTTTAACATCCTGGTAGACTTTGTACTTGTCATCTTCTCTGACGATTGCGGTGTAGAGGTCACAGCTATTCTCCTTTTCCTGACGATATACTTCATCTCTTACAGACTCAGGAAGCATCATAGGAGCTACAGTTTCTTTAACTGCTATGTGTGTAACATTACCCATTGGGTCTCTCTTGACTACATAACGATCAAGCTTGAACACACGCATACCGCCTTCGTCCGGTAAGTACAACAAACTGTTACCAGTAATAAGTAAGTTCTTTAGTGCTTGGAATATACCGTTCCTAAAGTTCTGTACTTCTACTTCCTGTGATACACTACGCTCTACATCAGCTAATGCTTTCTCTAAGTCTGTGCGTAACTGCTCACCACCCTCTGGTCCTAAGTCTTCCTTTGCTTTATCTAACTCATACCTATCTATAACAAGACGGAAGAATGGAGCGTTAGGTGGTAGCAGTGCTAACAATAACTTACTGCTAAGATTTAGTACACCTCTAGCTCCGATACCTTGGTACGGTGTGTAGTACTTAGTAGCGTAGTTGTGACCGTCTGGTGGCAGTACATAAGGAAGCGTTAACTCAGAAGATGTACGACCTCTGTCTAAGAATGACCACCGCTGGTTCTCTAGCGAGTGATATAACCCTTGGGCTGTCTCGTGCATCTTATTATTCTTCTTCAGCTATCCACTCAGGACCACTCAAGATGCTCAGTATCGCAGCGTGATCGTATTGTGGTTCACCTATTAAAAAGCTAGGAGTGTCTCCTTCAAACTTAACAAATGTCTTTGTGCCGTCTAACGAATAACGAAGCATATCAGCGGATGTGTTTATAACTTTACTAAAGTCCACAGAGTCTACTGCTGATGCGTCAATAATAACATAAGTGTGTGAATTATACATAGATAGATTCTCCTGTTCCTATTCCAGCTATAGCAGCGTTACCGCTAAGAGTTGCGTCATTTCCTCCGCTACCTAAATCAGTTACTGTTGAACCTGTTCCGTTGTCGCTATCACCTCCACGCCAATATCCAGCGGGATTTAAGTTCAAACCAGAAACTCCAACATCAACAGGAGTACCGCTGTTATAAATATCAGCGATTTGTGAAGCGGATAATTCGTATTCAAATACAGCTACCTCATCCAAGTTGCCGTTTAAATAATAGGAATTGTTCGCTCCGTTCCTACCTAAATATAAAGGAGTTGTTGAGTTACCTACATACGAAACGGTTGATGTATCTGTGTGAGTTGGAGAACCTCCTGACCCGCCATCTATCCAAATCTTAATTGCTGTACCGTTGATACTAAAAACAACATGATGCCAATTACCGTCTCGAATTGCCAAAGTTGCGTTCGTTCCTCCTACATTATTATTTAAATATTGAGAAGAACCATCAGCAACTAAGACATAAAAAGCTTTAGTACCTGAAGGTGTTATAACTCTGAACCCGCCTCCATTACCGCTAGTAGGTGATGTAGCTAACCATCCCATACTACTTGTAGTATTTGATGACTTAGTCCAAAAGCTGTAACTAAATGCAGTTGATGAGCCTTGATAGTAGCCCGTCGTTGCATAGTCTCCACTACCGTCAAAAGTTAAGTTGTAACGATTGGTGAACGCAGTGGTGTCATCGTAATTATATACATACCAGTTAGAACCATCCCAAACGATAATTTTCTTAGTGTCAGTCTCAAAGTATGTATCACCAGCCGTAGGAGAGCTAGGGCGAGTAAATGAAGTTGTAGTTAAAAGTGTACTCATGTTTAATCGTTATTATAAATGTACCATTCAGAACCATTCCAAACATACAAATCAAAAGTATCGCTTCCAAATTTAACGGTAACTTCTCCACTCGGATTAGTGGGCGATGATGCTCGGATTGTTGCGTCGGTCTCTATATCAGTATTGTAGATACTAGAAACTTCCTCTTGTGGTGCATCAAATCCATACAATGTTCCAAACTCAGGTCGTTCTAAATTACCAGGCTTTGCAATAATACCTGATGGCTTAGAGAAACCTGATGTGAAAGTAATCGACATTACAGAGAATCAACAGTTCCGGTAGCAAATACGCTGTGGGTTCCGTCGGTGTAAGCACTGATGTTAGCTCTGATCTTCTCGTAGTGTCCGTGGTCATCACGAATCATAAACGATCCATCTGTCGTAACTGCTTGACTGTGAATAACAAACCAAGAACCTCCGATGTAAGCTTCGATGTCTACTGTCGCAGTACCAGCTACTGTTGTTTGAACAATAAATGTCCAGCCTTTGTCTCTCTCAACTTGGAACTCTGAACCTGCTCCGCTGGATGTTGCACCTGAAAGTAATGTTTTCTTATCTAAACTTCTCATAATATATTACTGTGAAAGCTGTACTCCTGTTCCGGTCATTGACTCACCCATACCTAATGTAGGACGACGCACTGTTAACTTACGAGTTCCTCTCCTCTTACCCATCGCAGTACTAGCTGCTCTAGCTCTTGTAGGTTCTACCCTTTCAGCTGTTGCTGTAGGAGGCGGTGGAGGTGGAGGAGGAGGCGGTGGTGGAGTGGGTGATGATCCGAAACACATAGCTATTCTAAGTCTTTGGTTATTATATTGTCTTGTAACTGTTCGTCGTAAGTCTGTTGTAAATAATTAATTACACTTCTTTGTCCTACCTTAAACCATATCTCTCTATCTGTGTCTGTCAACAGTGGACATTTATCCGGGAACAGTTTGTCAAGCTTTTCTATCAAAGACTTACTCAACGCTGGTAATACTATCTCTTGGTCATTCATCTCTATAACTTATATCTGATAGTTCCTTTGGCAGCTTTCCTTCTTTGATCTTTTGCTCCGTCCATATCCAAGCTGACGCATTCCACAGTATAGCACCCGCATGGTCTTCAGAGTCATCCCCCTCAGCCAGCCCCAACAAATGTCTAAACATCGAGTCATATAATCTACTTAGTGGGAATCCTTGTTTCCAGTTGTCGTCTCCGTAAAGCTTTCCGCCAGCTTCAAATCTTTTGGCGAGGCTGCGTAAGGCGACCGGAGGTATAAGGCTGGGTCGTCCCCGTCCATTGTCCCCGTCACGCCTAGCCCCTGTGGAGAAATCTTTAGTATATCCTTGGTTTGGTAGTTCATTGGTGTCCATAGTTTCTTTATTGTATTAGTTCTAAAACAGTAGTTCTCACTGCGTAACAGCCGTGCCATCCATGCATTCATTAAGGCATCTTGTTCGGTCAGTCCAGCATCTTCGTAGCACTTTGCTACAGTCTCCCATGTGTATCCTTGTTTATCGAGTAGTCGTTTAGCAGTAACAGCTCCTACCTTTGGTACACCACCGTATCCATCTGTCGGATCACCAGTC